TATACAGCATTAAAAGTATTTAACCAAATAGATTGAGCACCTGAAGGTAAACTCTGAATTTGTTTAGGTAAAGTATCTTTAGTATAAGGTGCTTGTTCGAAAACTATTTCTTCAACAACATTAGCTTCTTCTTTAGACATCTGATTATAATTCTTAGCTTCAGGACCTTGCTTATCTGGAGGTATATCTTTAACTTTATCTATTTGTTTAACACCTTTAGGAGGCTTTATAGGTCTAACTTGTTCTTCGGGAGAAACATTTTGTTCTTGATTCTGTATTATCGGAGGATACATTGTAACATCAAGACCTTCATCAATTTCTCTCTTTCTTCGTTCTATCTCTACTTCAAAATCTGTTCCTACTATTTCTGAATAGGTCTTTTTAGAAATTATTCCTCTATCGTAAGCACTTCTTAAATGAGTAAGTTGTTCTGAAGTAATAGATTCTTTTACCATAGTATTGGTTATTCTTAACAATTTACCATTACTAAAGTATTTTTTATGAGTAACTTGATTCTCATCTATAATAGTATTAATTATATCTGTTAAAATTGTTTTAAAATCATCAATAGCAGTTTTAATTTCAGCAAAAAAAGGTTTAGGATTTAAAATCGATTCTTTACGAGAAGAACTTAATCCTTGAGTTACTTCTACCATTCCTATACCAGCTAATATTCTACGTTCTATAGGTGTATATAATTCGGCTGTCAAAGCTTTCGAATATTCGGGAATAAGATGTTCGATAGTAGTATCGAAGTTTGTAACGAAAGTAGAAATACCCGTAGCGTTTTGTCTATTAGTAGCAAAATCAGTAATGTTCTCTTTTAATTTCTTTAAATCGTCATCACTATATACAAAATCTGGATTATTAACTAATCCTTCAGTTCCTTTTTTTAATAACATTAAATACTCTAAAGCTTTACTAACTATATGTTGACCTTTCTTAGTAAGTAAATCTAAAAATAAAAGGTTCTCTAAAATACCTCTTTGAATTAAAAAAGGAACGGGATAATCTTCTCCCCAAGCAGTATAAGGTTTCTGTATAAATATTTTTTCATTACCTACAGAAGGTAAAGGTTTCTTATCTTTATCTGTTTTACCTGTTTTTAGATAATATATCTTACCATCTAAAGTAAGAGTTTCTTCATCACTCTCTACTTCTATATCTTCACCATTTACAAAATACATTAAATTAGGAAAGATAAAATTATCTTTTTCTTCCCAGAAAGTTCTCAATAATAAAAAAGACGAGCCCTTCCATCTCTCTCTAAAGTATTCTTTTGCTAATGCTTTTATACCAACAGGAATTTCACCTCTCATATCTGAATTAACGTTAGTTAACCAACCATTTAAAGCGTCAGTTAAATTTGCGTTAGAAGTATCTACTCTATAATCAACCAACGCACAATCAATAGCAAAGTCTAATAGAGAATTTGTCAATCCTGATGTATCGTTTCTTAATATCTGTTTTATTTTTATTGACTGTTCTCTGAAATTACTCGGTATACTTATATCATTTGCGCCTGCTATTTTTATCATATCGTATAACCAAGTAAGTAACGGATTTAAAGGTTTTATACTCGTTTTCATTTTTTATTTTTCTCCATTAAAATCCCGATTTACTGAATTGTTTTTTTCTTATAGGTTTCATCAAATTAAATTGATTAAACCATTCTGCTATCGCAAACACTCTAAAAGCTGATAATAAATGGTCTTCATCAGCTACGCACGTGTATAATATTCTATTACCAGATTGCATAGCAAGAACACTATTCAATTGCATATCTAATTTATAATCAAGAGGTAAAATAAATTTACCTTCGTAAAGTAATTCTTTTAATCTCTTTATTGACCACTCTGTAACGTATTCTAAAATATGAGCGGGCAACGATTTATTATACACAACGTTACCTTTATCATCTTTCTCGAACCCAACAGGTATCTTTTCTCCGAAATTTACCCAAACCAAATGGTCTTTCGTAAATACTATTTCTAAAGAACGATATATAGAACGGGCTGTTCCTTCAGTAGTATCGAGAGCTATAAAGTTTGCTTCTAATAATCTACCTAAATGTTCAAAAATTGCGAACTGTTCTTTATCTGTTAAGCCATATAAAGTAATATTGTATATATATTTATATTTATTATCTACTTGTGAAAATATAGCTAACTCACTCGGGGCAGATTCACCAATATCTGAAGCTATGTATAATTTCTCGCAGTTCTTAGGTCGCTCAACTATCAAGTAGTCTTTAAAGAAAGGATATTTATCTTTAGTTATCTCAATATGTTTTATCTGTCTATCGTCTAAATAATTAAGTCTAACTCTTTCCATATCGAAAACAGAAATACCTTCTTCAACTACTTCGCCTTTAACGAAGATTCTATAACTTATCGAACTTTTACCACCGTGTTCTTTTACAGCTTTAGCTTCTTCTTTTTCGTCCCACTTAGGATTAACATATTGAGGTAAGTTTAATACCCAGGGTCTTTTAGATAAATCATAAAAGATACGACCACAAGGACTATATTTAGTAAAGTTAGTCATACCAGCAACTCTCATAACACAACCGTTTTCTGAAATGGAATCTAAACGTTTATTATATATAGCTTCCGTTTCAAAGCTGGCTTCTTCTTCTATGATTCTCGTAAAATGTTTTTGGAAAAATTGTGCCCCAGGATTCTTACCTGTGATGTTCATATTGACACTCTCAAGCAGGTATCCCGTATTTAAAGTAATTCTATAATTAGGGCTTCTATTTATCTTAGCTTTATACATACTAAAGAAAGGATGACTTTCTAAAGCTAAAATTATCTTTTCTATTATTCCTCTAATATGCAGAGCGTCTAAAGAAGTTAATCCCGCGTGTTCTGCCTCTAAAAGAACCATTGAGATAAGAGTATCTAATATCTCAACGACCATCGTTTTACCAAACTTTCTACCTCCTAACGCCCAACAGTTACCTGCACCTTCACGTAACTTAAAGTTTTCTTTATCAGAAAGTTTTGAGTCTTTATCAATGAGATACTCAAAAGAGAATAAAGGAAATTGCCCCATTCTTATATGACAATTCCGTTCTTCGTTTAAAAGAGCAAGATTATCTACATCAGAGAAAAGATTCTCTGTTAGCACAATAGGATTATATAAATCCTCCATAAACTCTAATTCTTCCGAGGTAATCTTTTCTATCACAGTGTTTTATTCTTATACAAATAAAAAGTTATCTTGGTTCTTTTTATTCTCGTCCAGAGCCAAGTGGTTACCGATTCAATGTCGGTATAATAAAAGTAGGTTTAACTTATCGAACAGTTAATTACGCTGTTCTATCTTATACGTTAAACCCCATACATCTGATTTCCCTTGGTTGCAACCAGATAAGAACGGGTCAATCAGAGCGTTTGAATTTAAGAAATATGTATTAAAAGGGATTTAAGAAAGGAAAGACGAGAGCTATCTACCCAGTAAACGCCCTCAACTGAAGTTACGCTTTTTTAGAATAATGCTTACTTATTATCCATTCTATATAATCAGTAGAACACTCAAGAACTTTAGCAACATCTTCTTTTGTTATTTTCTTATCTTTATATAATTGAATCAAATGTTTATTTGTAAGCACTCGGTCTTTAAAAAACGGGTGTTTGGCAGCTAACCACTTATCCATTCTTATCTTTAATAAAGTCATCTGACCACAATGAGGGCAAATAAGCGTCCTTGACCCTTGGTTTTCTTCTCTGTATAATGCGAACTTCTTTTTTAATATCTCAAGAGCTTTATAACCTTCATCTACTTTTTCTACTTCTTTATTTAATCCAAGTTTATCTTTCAAAGTAGTGATAGCTGTAATATTTTCGTGCATAGTCTTTATCATAGCAATAGGAACAGCATTATCTTTAACGTGTAGATTATTCATAACAGCTTGTAATCTTAAACTAATAATCTCTAACTGTATTAGCTGAAATAAACTATTCTTATCACTAACACTCTCTATTGTATATTCATCAATATACTTCTTTAATAGTTCAGAAGCTTTCTTCTGCTCTGTCTTGTCAACGAACAACGATTCTATATCTAATTTAGTCTTATTTCTCATACATCTATATAAAATACTCTCTCTACTATATTAATATAAAGGAAAACG